CTTAGTGAAATGTTTAACAACATCAAACATTGGTAAGACTGAAAATTTTGTTCCGTCAACTGCGAACACCCCATGGCCCTCGCAGTCATTACATTCTTCATATGGTTTTTCGAATGCCTCATAGATAGGCACAATCCCTGTGCCGTCACATGATTTACAATTTTTAAATTCTTTCATTATTGCTCCTCCCATTTTTTTTGGTCATGAATAAATTCTTTTTTCCATTTTCTTAATTGACGGATAGGTGCGTTTCTTAATGCCCATAGATAAATGTCCTCCATTTCTGATGTCATATCACGCAATTCACATTTACCATTAAATAAGTTTTTTTCTGCTATATCTTCAACTTGAAAAGATAATTTATTTTTAAGTTTACTCATCTGTAAATACCTCCTTTAGTATCCGTAATCTTCATCTGTACCCATTCCTGCAGAAGCTAAAGTCATAGCGTCTGCGTCAATGTCTGAAAGATTATCTTCATAATCATTTTTTATTTGAGTAGGTAAACCAAAAAATTCTTCTTTAGACTTCCATTTATAAAGTTCATATTTGGTTTTTTCATCTGGTGCGTTTTCGTATTCTTGAATGTTAATCCTATGAGGGCCATGTGGGGTATCACCAAATTCTAAATATGATTTTTCAAGATCACCCATTTTGTATTCATCACATTCTTCACGATGACAAACATATTGTATTTCGCCATCACAAAATCTTTTATGAACAAAAGCAATAGCTGATGCTTCACAATCTGTTCCTGTAATAATGAACTCTTCACCAAATTTAAATTTATGATATGGATTATCAAATTCAGCACTATCAAGATTATAATTTTCTATACATTGAGTAGAAATATAAAATATTTTATTCATGTTTACCTCCTGTGAAGGTGCCATTAGGCACCCTCCTGTATTAATTGTGATGTATGAAAGACACAAAATTTTCTTGCAGAAAATCTTTCTTCAAGTTTACCATTAGATTTTTCAACAGTATCCCAAAATGGTTTATTTAATTTTGCGATAGCTTTTGTACCTTTAGGGATTTTATAACCTAATTTATATGCTTGATTAAAAGTCATAAATCCACCTGTTAGACCTGTTGATTTTAATATTTCAACATTTTTACCTTCGTAGTGTTTTTGTGTAAGTGCGTTGTAGTACATTTTGACCTCCTGTATGATCATTATGTATTAAAAACTAATTTGTTGTACGGACTTGTCAATCTTTTGTTAACAAAATCTTAACCTTTTTTAATCTGTTATTTTTCTTTATTTTCAATGGTTTTTCATGTAGTTTTATTTTAAATATAATTTCTAACATTATATTCCTCCTGTTTGGGGTAGGTTTGATCGACCTGCCCCTTTTTTTTTTGTTTATTTTTACTTGTTTTTGGTTAGTAATATTTAAAACAACAGGAGTTATCAAATGTCAAAAATGCCAAAAATGAATCTTTGGATTGATGCTTTCAATTCAGATACAAGTTTTTTAACTGATGAAGAACTTGGAATTTATTTCAGATTAATATTTTTTGCTTGGGGCAGAGAAGGTTATTTGCCTAAAGATTTAGAATTTATTGTTAATTTAACACGCAATAAAAATTCTAATGCAATAAATAAAATTATAAAACTTTATTGGATTGAAGACGATAAAGGTTATTACCAAAAAAGACTCAAAGAAGAATACGAAAGAGCAGTTCAGATGACTGAAAATGCTAAGAAATCTGCACAATCAAGGTGGGGTGTTGTAAAAGAGTCAGATAGTCCACCAAATGTGTTGAAATTGGAACACCCTAATGCGACTGCAATGCGATCGCATAGCGAACGCAATGCTTCTATATCTAAGTCTATATCTATATCTAAATATAATATTAATAATCACTTTGATATTTTTTGGGAAAAGGTTTGTTATAAGGTCAATAAAGGTCAAGCAAGAAGAAATTATAGTAAATTACACAAAGATTGGCTTGAAGAACCAGAAATGTTAGCAAAAAAATATAATCAATATTATGATTTATTAAAAGATAAACAATATGCACAACACCCAAGTACTTGGTTGAACGCGGAGGGTTTTTTAAATGAGGGGATAACCATTGATGAAAAATCAGATGAAGAAATGCAAGATTGGAAGTTTAAAGGTGATGTAGAAATGAGAAAAAAAGGCATTAAACCTTTATCTTGGTCAGTAGGTTATATTAGAGAACTTGACGAAGCTATTGCTAAGGGCGATTCATAAAATGAATTTTAGCCCATTGACGATCTTGTGGTTTAAATTCCACTTCTACAAATTGGTCAATGCCTTTAGGAGCATTATTAAACTTGAATAAGTCAAGGAAAAAATTAATAGATTTTTGAGTAATACCATAAACATTCATTCTTGCAATCTAACGATTAAAATTTATTTTAAAATTATCAAAATGAGAAATCAGTTATGTCACAACCACAAAGCTATATCATAGTAGATAACGAAGATGGTACTTATACTGCTTATGTTAATTTTGGAAGTTGGGCATCTAAAGAGGAGGCAGAGCGTAATTTAGATTTAGCAATGCAGATGTTAGGTTTGCATGTAAATAAATTACCTACATTACATTAATGGATATAATAGAATTAAAACTATCAGAAATAAAACCTTACGATAAAAACCCTAGACAAAAAAGAGATATAGAAAAAGTTGCCCAATCTATTAAAGAATTTGGTTGGCAACAACCCATCGTAGTTGATAAAGCAAATATTATTATTGTTGGTCATTCAAGATACGAAGCCGCCAAATTACTAGAACATGAAAAAGTTCCTGTTGTAATTGCAGATATATCACCACAAAAAGCTAAAGCATATCGTATTGCCGATAATAAAACTAATCAATATTCTGATTGGGATTTTACAAAACTACATCAAGAACTAGGTGAATTATTAAATGATAATTACGATTTAAGTCATTTAGGTTTTGAAGAAGCTGAACTTGAAAGCATTATTACATTTGATCGTGGTGATGGTGATTGGCTAGATACTAAAAAAGAATGGGAAGGTATGCCAAGTTTTGAACATGATGACTTAGCACCTTATATGGCAATCAAAGTTAATTTTGTAAACAAAGAAGCAGTAGAAACGTTTTTTAAATTAATTAAACAAGATTACACAGAAAAAACTAAATATATCTGGTTTCCTCGTATTGATAAAAATGTCCTTAAAGACAAAGGATATGTCACAGAATAAACCACAATTTCCGCTTTATATACCTACCAAAGGTAGATCAGATAGTCGTCTAACTGTAAAAGCTCTGGAACAAATGCAAGTTCCATATCGTGTTGTTGTTGAAGAACAAGAATATACTGATTATGCAAAAGTCATTGATAAGAAAAATATTTTAGTCTTAGATAAAGAATACCAAAAAAATTATGATACATGCGATGATCTAGGATTAAGTAAATCAGTCGGACCAGGTGCTGCTAGAAATTTTATATGGGATCATTCTATATCTGAAGGTCATAAATGGCATTGGGTTATGGACGATAATATTAAATGCTTTCGTAGGTGGCATAAAAATAAACGTATCAAGATTTACGATGGTGTTATGTGGCGAATCATGGAAGATTTCTGTTTGCGTTATAAGAATGTTGCTATGGCAGGACCTAATTATACTTTCTTTGTGATTGATAAATGGGGTGATAGATATGGACCATTTACAGTCAATACTAGAATTTATAGTTGTAATTTAATTAGAAATGATGTGCCTTTTCGTTGGCGTGGAAGATATAACGAAGATACAGACTTATCTTTACAGATGTTAAAAGCAGGTTGGTGTACTATTCAATTCAATATTTTCTTACAAGAAAAAGCTAGAACACAAACAATTAAAGGTGGGAATACAGAAGAATTTTATGTAAAAGAGGGTACGATTCCTAAATCTCAAATGCAACAAAAACTGCACCCAGATGTTTCACGTGTCACATGGCGATATGGTCGTTGGCATCATTATGTTAATTACAATAAGTTCAAAAAAGAAAATCATTTAATCCTTCGTGATGATATAGAAATTCCTAAAGGTACGAATGATTACGGATTGACCTTAAAAACATTTGACAATTAAATCTAATTCCCACATAAATTATTAAAACCCACACTCTGGGTATAAGAGGTGAAAAATATGGAAGAAAAAAAAAAGGTTGGAAGACCTAAGATAGAAATAAACGAAGATCAGTTGGAAAAATTATCATCAATTTTATGCACTATGGAAGAAATGGCATCATTTTTTGGGTGTTCAGTAGATACACTAGAACGTAATTTTGCGGATACTATAAAAAAGGGAAAAGATAAGGGCAGAATGTCATTACGAAGACTACAATTTGAAAAAGCACAATCTGGTAATACAACTATGCTTATATGGTTAGGTAAACAGTTGTTAGGTCAAAAAGATAAAATAGAAACATCAGAAAATAACGATCCACTCCCATGGTCTTATGATTAATGG